GTGCCATCACTTTCCTCATCTTCTTTATTTTTTCTATCTTCAATTTTTCTGTCCATTTTTGCCTTTGGAAGATATCTAAATTCTTCCATAAACTCTCTAAATGTTTTCATAAGACTTTTAATTTTATTTAGAAAAATGCTCTCAATCCTAATATTCCTCGCATCACTCGCACAGAGCAGTTGGTAAACTGTAACAAGACGCACTCCATAAGACCCAAACATACGGTAGACTACATAAGAAAGCAACCAACATAAAAATGAAAACCCTAACACTTACCGAAAATCAGGTAAAACTTCTTGCTGATGCCGTATGGATGCGTCAGAGATGTTTTATTGCTGGTGATAGAAGATTTAAGGAATATGGAGCAATGCTCAATGAAATTTTAGAAGACCTTGATTACAAACCATCAAGATTTTGATCATGACTTACGATACAGTTTTTGTTTCGGATGTTCACCTTGGAACTCCTAGATGTGATGTAGAAAGATTTTATAGCTTCATCAAAAATCTAAAAACAAAAAAGTTAGTATTAGTGGGTGATATTATTGATATTGCCTGCATGGAAAAATATAATACTCGTTGGACAAAGCAGCATACAGAATGTGTTCATCAGATTATCAACCTAATTAAGAAAGGTACAGAAGTCGTTTATATTCTTGGAAATCATGAGGGTCAAATTCGCCGGTATTGCGATTTCAAACATAAGAACTTTAGAATGGTTGATGAACATGTTCACGAAGATTCAATGGGAAATAAGTTCCTTTGTATTCATGGAGACAAGTATTCTGAATATTCTTCTGGTTCTTGGAAGCAGTTGATGTTTAATAAAGGATATGAACTGATTACACCATTAAGTTTGTTTTTAGAAAGATTTTTCCGATTCTCTTTGGTTTATGTTTTGAAAAATACTGTAAGAGGTAGAAATTATATCAATCGTTATGAGACTGATATTGCTTCATTCTGTGCACAGAGAAATGAGAAGTATTCTGGTGTGATTTGTGGACATATTCATCATGGAAACATAAGATACTTTAACAAACTACTCTATATGTGTTGTGGAGATTGGTGTGATTCTTGTACAGCAATTGTAGAGAAAAATGGGCTATACTCACTTGAAAAATACAAATGATCACATCAGAAACTCCATATAAAGAGGCAGAAATCATAAGAATCACATGGCCAGGTCTTCACATGAGACCTAAAATGTGCTACAATAAACCCACCACACAAGAAACTCATGGGAAGAAGTATTGACTGGATCAATGTTGCTTTCGCAATTTATTTGATTTACTTGGGATTTAATATTGGCAAACCAAAATCTAAATAATTCAAATTCGCATGTAACGAATGCAAATCTATCAATCTTCGGATGACTATCTTTATAATCTAGAAACATCATCGCCACAAGAAGCCAGAAGATTATGGAGAAAATCAATCAAAGAACAATGGGAACATAAGTGTGCATACTGCGGATCCGAAGAAAATTTAACATTAGATCATATTATACCACAAGCAAAAGGTGGAACCGATCATATCACAAATGTATTGTGTGCATGTGAATCTTGTAATCGATCCAAGGCACATGAGAACTTTTATGATTGGTATCCAAAGCAAGAATTTTATACAGAAGAAAAATTTAATAAAATTGAAGAGTGGAGAACACAATTAGTTCAACAAGAACTCAGAGTCTATAGACCTAGAAAAATGATGACATGAAAAAGGGATTTATAACACAAGATCATTATGCTGTAATTCCTTACGGGAAGAAACAGCTAATGATCATTTTTAATAATGAGCAGCTAGAGATTGTCAATACTGAATTGCAAGCAAAGAAATTTATTGAAAATCATCGAACCAAACCTGGAATTGGCACAGTGTTTGTTGATTCTAAAGCTTCTTCTGTTAAAATGAGGAAGCCTAGGAAAAAGTCCAAATAAATATACTTTGATTGGAGAATACTATGCTATCAACGCAAACGCGACTTCGCCTTGAGAAAATTGCATCTCGAATTGAAAACGGCGAAGAAGTGAGTTTAGAAGATATGATTTTTGCCGAAAAGTGGTCAAAGGCAAATCGATCTGCTGCTGGGATTATTCGTAGGGCAAGGAGAGTTGCCGTACAGGGAAAGGGAAAGGAAGGAAGCCTAGATGAGTTCATGCAAATTATGGATCTAGGAAATCCAGATCCACAGACGCATTTGGGCTCTACTATGTCAGTAGATGATCTTTATAACTTTTTCAGGAATGATGATGATTCAATGCGAAGAGACTGATGTTACAACTATTTTCGATCACGATCATAAGTTGCTCGCAGGCTCTGATGATCTTCAATCGATTAGACAATGTGATTGGATTGAATCCAACGCAAAAAATCGAAGTTATCAGAGAAATCAGAAAAGTAATTCCAAGCTGTCCGATTTTAATCCAAAATGACACACAAAAACAAGCAACTTGAGGCAATTGATCTCCTGATTGAAGATCTCAGAACTCCACACAGTCAAATTCGAATGCGAGCAAAGAAGCTTGAATGTGACTCCGAATTGACGGTTTGGCAAGACTTTGTGCTGGAATATCTGAAAAATATCAGACACACCATCAATGGAGAATCCGGATTATGAATTTTTATTATTCTATATTGTTTGTTTTTTCTGTCTTGATTTATATCATTGCGGTAGACAAAAATGTATCTGATGCAATTGTACTTGTTTTTAAATCCTTACAAATTAAACTAGAGCGATTGTACTGGATGATTCGATTTCACCCAAGAAATCCAATTACAAATCTGATCATGAAATGGAAATACGAGAAACTGGCGCAAGAGCTGCATCGGGAGTTGACAGCACAGGATCCTCGTGCTACTATGAAGTCTGAATCAAAAATGCAATGAGTACCGAATCTAATTCCATTGATCTGAAGTCTCTCCAGTCAAGAATCAATGACATTAAAGAAGAAGGAGAAGAAATCACAGATTTCACTTATGACTATCTACATTGTCTGATGGAGCGGCATGATCTAGCAGATTGTCTTCCTCCTGATTTTGAACTTGAGGATGTTCCGGATCAAATTATTGAAGATCTGCGTAATGGTAAAGTACCATCCAAAGAAGAACTGATTGTGATTTCTCCAGATGCCCAGAACTTTATGTGTTTTGAATTGATCTGGGTCTGTGGTATGGGAGCTATTGCTGCTTATGGCGCAGATGAGGATGGTGATGAGGAAGAAGGAATTCCCAGCACATTTGATGTGATTTTGACCATGCGAGATGTGAGTCCTGCACATCATATTGCATCCTATCTGATTGCGGTTCTTTCTCTTCTGATGTGTCAGATTCCAAGTGAAGATCTGATTGCACGAATTACAAATGATTTTGACTGTAGTGAGGAACAACTGCAAGCAAATATGGACAATTTTGTAGAACTTGCTTCTGCTGTGATTACTCGTTATCGTGAAGACATGATGTATTGTGGTGGTGGAAAAGATGAAGAACTTGATTGATGACGCTTTCTATGTCGAGAAAGCACGATGGGGAACCTGGAAAAGTTTTGATAAGGAGGACAAAGGCTTAATCACAAGTCTCACCGAAGAAGAATGTATTAAAGCAACACGCTTTTATCTCAAAGGTCTTCAGGAAGGATGGGAAGAGCAATCATCGTATTCTGGTGCTGTTGATTACAAGCTATGAGTGATACCGACCCAACAGCACCTTGGTTTGAATTTATTTCTTATATTCGTTGTTGCGAATCGCTTGGTGTTACTCCTAGTATGAATCGCTTTCTTGCTTATAATCGATATTACAAATCTGTTTTAGATGAAAAAGAAAAAGCCAGTCAAGGTAAAACCACAAAGTAGAAGAGAGCCACCAAAAGAACAAATTTCTTTGGATGTGCCGCCATTTCATGAGTCTTTTCCTTTGACTCTTGTTCATAAGGATAGGAAGGAAGAAAAAGTTTGTTATTTTGTCTGCCAAGAGCACCTAGACAAATACATTACTCGATATAAGTTAAATAAAAAAGACTACACAATCAGTGAGACAAAAGAAAGAAAACGAAACAATGAAGTACAAGAACTTTGAAGACTGGTTTGATGAACTTGAAGGTTTTGGATTTCGTTCTGAGCGATTTTTTTGTGATGTAGAATGTCCAGATCCATTTCGCAAAAATGAAGCACTTCGAGAATGGCTAAAAACTGCCTGGGAACTTGGAAAACGATCTAATGAAATTAAAGCGTAAAACCGCCTGGAGATGGTGGGCGAAATCGATAGGAGAAAAAGCTTCCAAATGTGATCGAGAGTCTGATGTCGTTGCAATCATAAGAACCATAATCTTTCTTTCGTATCTCATTACAAATTGTTTCATTGTGGCTGGAGTGATTCGACATTGGAATGATGTGGAGTACACTAGACCAACCATTTACCAAAAACAATGAAGTACCGAATTCTAGAGAAAGCAGATCTTAGTGGTGAGATCTGCTTTTTTCCTCAATATAGGAAATTGTTCTTATGGTTTAATTTCATGGAAATGGAAGTCTTTCCTAAAATTGTGAAGTTCCATTCTCTCGAAACTGCAAAAAAATTTATCGAAAATCAACTAAAAAGTCCAAAGAAAAAAATTCATTATGTATGAACTGATTGATCTTGTGGTTGAGAATCCAACCGAAGAGAACAAACAGACCTTCCTTGCCTCACTTAGCGCCCTAGAGTACTCTACACTGGTCGCTGCGGAGGAATTGCCTAGAAAGTCACGAGAATACTTCCAAATGCGCACACAAGCCTTCTCAGTCCGTCCAGAATGTGCTAAGATGCTTTTGAGCAAGTGGGTCGCCAAGTTTGGATCCACTGATGGCTGTCCACTCAAATATGAGGACACTCTAAACATTCCATTTCGTCAAATTAAACCATGAAACAATTTATTGATCGTCTAATACAAGACTACGAAAAAACCGGATTTAAGATGACCGATGAAATTACTGGAGTAGAATATTCGGTGATGGATATTGTTGCAAATCTTGCTCAACGAATTAAAGATCTTGAAACGGAATCGGTAGAGACATCTAATCAACTTTATGAACTCCATAATAAAATTGAAATTTTGGAAAATCAATCATGAGTTTTGACTATAAAAAATATTCATTTGAAAATTTAAAAAAGTGGGTAGAAGATGCAATTAATTCTAGTGGAGCATCCCCACAGGAAATTTATCATGCAATTAAAAGTGTAGTTGAAGATAATTATTACACCTACAAGGAGCGTACAGAACAATGCTATGAACTTCTTGCATTACTGAATGGAAATGGTGTTGGTCATGTTTCTTATGAAGATGCGGTCCAAGAAGAAAAATCTTCTCCAACTTATGATGATATGATCGCTGAAGGTTGGAGCATGACTGACGATGGTTTCTGGATTAAAGAAACAGAAGAAACTGCAACTTCTGGCGCATCTGTGTCACCTAAACAAAACAGGTGGGTTCTTCCGGTTCAACAACAAATTGAGGAAGGAATTGATAATTATTTTATTCAACTACCTGATGATCTACTAGAACAAGTCAACTGGAAAGAAAATGATCAACTGATCTGGATCGATCGTAAGGATGGTACATTTGAACTGCGTAAGGCATAGGGCGGCCATCCGCACTTTCGTCAAATTTCAAAACTGCTAAAATAATAAAGTAATCAAGGAGCACACATGGCACTCTCCAAAAATGTAAAAGAAAATCTAGAAGAAGCGCAGAGCTATCTTCGTTCTGCACTTGCCAATGCCGCAAGGTCTGAGAAACCAAATATTGCTCATGGTATTTCAGAGCTTGTCGTTGGCATTGATCGCATTATGAAGATCGAAGAATTTTCAGATAAGATTGACGAGATCACTGATAAAATGAAAAAAGACGGAAATGGAGGATCTTCATTCCTCGGTGGGCTGTTCTGATTACTACATAATATAATTATGCACCATAATGTAATGGATGATACTGAAAAATCTATGCTATCTGATGATGAATGGGACGAACTCAATGTCCTTAAAAATGCGATCAATGAACATCCTGCATCAGTGCATTTTATGAAAATGGAGAGGTTCACAGAACTTTTTGTTCGTAGCCTCGAAGGAAAAGGAAATCTTACGAATCGAGAAACACCAACAAATTATTGATATGAAATTCACTGTATACTCAAAAGACGGTTGTCCATACTGCGAGAAGATCAAACAAGTTTTGAATCTTTCTGGATCTGATTATGTTGTCTATAATCTCGGAGAACATTTCTCTAGAGATGATTTTTATGCCGAGTTCGGTAATGGATCCACTTTTCCTCAGGTCATTATGAATAATCAGCATCTTGGTGGATGTACAGATACAGTAAAGTACCTAAAGGAAAACGGAATTGTATAAATGGAAGAGTATTGCTTCGATGTAGAAAAAGCAATTGACTATGCTTTTGTTGAGCAAAAATTTGTCATGAATTTCTACCAATACTTACAAGGAAAAGAAGCCAGGAGAGTAGACGCCAAGCAGTTTCTTGAAAGTTCAACTGCAGTTAATCTCAAACTTCTAGTGGAAGATTTAGATACATATCTAGAAGGAGGACAGGATGAAATTCATAAGCAGTTAAGAGAAGCATATGGCTATCTACCAAAACCTTTTGCTCGTAAAATTCGAAACTACCTGGACTCAATTTTAACTGACACTGAGAAGTATCTTTATGACAAGAGACCAGGAAGAAGGAAGAAAGCCAAGGATAAATAGAGGTATGGAGCTGATGCTCCGCAAGACTAAGAAGAAGGAGGAACCAAACTTTTTTAATTTTGCTTATGCGAAAATGGTTTCTCTCTTCAATGTGGAATTTCATTTTCGTATAAGTTTACAACTAAGAAAACGAAATTTCCAGGAGACAAAACAATGATCGCAGTAGCTATCACACTAAGCATTTTAGTTTCAATTTTGTTCTTCCTTGTTGGTGGACTCATTGTTTGGGTGGTGAGTCAATACATCGAAAGTAACAAGTTACCATATATGCACCCAGAATTTTTTGATCAGAATGGAAACATAATTCCAGACGAGATCCTCGCAATTAGCTTTGATGGAGATTTAAATGACTACTACAACGAAGAAGAAGACTGCAGCGAAGACGACTGAACCAGTTAAACTACAACCAAATCCATTTCAACATGAGATTCTTGAATTAGTTTCAAAACAAAGAACTAACCAGAAAAAAATCGAAGTTTTGCAAGAGTATCGTAATGATGCTCTTGTTTCGATTTTCATTTGGAACTTTGATGAAAGTGTAATTTCTGTATTACCAGAAGGCCCAGTACCATATTCAAGTGTACAAGATCAGTCTTCTGGTAATGACAGTCTTTCAACTAGCATTGAAAAGCAATTAGCAAATCCAAGTAAGATGGATGCACAAATGGCAACGCAGCGAACTTCATTGCGTCAAGAAACTGGAATTTTTTATAATTTCATTCGAGGTGGTAATCCATCTATTTCCAAGCTTCGCATTGAAACGATGTTTATCAATCTACTAGAAGGACTACATCCAAAAGAAGCAGAGATTCTAATTCTAACTAAAGATAAGCAATTACAAACTAAATATAAGATAACGCACCAACTCATTAAGGATGCATATCCTGATATTCAATGGGGGGGTCGCTCATGAGGAATGCAACCAAAGAAAGAAAAATGGTAGAATGGACAAACGAGGAAAAGGAAAAAATCAATTCTGTTTATGGCTGTGAGCTGATTTATGCTAACGCAACTCCAGAACAGATCAAGGATACTTCTGTTCCTAATGATGCCTATCTGGTTTATTATCAGGTAAACAATGATAATTATGTTGATGTTTGTCGCGGACGAAAGAGAGTAGATATCTTTGATCTTTATTATGATAAACTCGGATCTAAGGCAATTAAAAAGATTGATTTTGGATATGGTAGAACCAATCCAAGACTTTGGGGCGAAAAGAAAACTGAGAAAAAGAAAAAGAAATGAGCAACGGATTTGATAAGCCTAATGTTGTCATCTACAAAGATGAAGTACAAGATCTGATTAAGAAATATAAGAAGATCAAAAAATATATGAAATCCCCATTGTATGAAATTAAGACAATGGATGGTACCGAAACTCTGGTGTCCGATTTGATTAAAGAATACGAAGAGGATCCAGTGGACTGATGGGCAAGCATTATCTGTTGAATCTTTATGGTTGTTCTTATGCACATCTTAATGATGTGCATTTTCTTATTGATTTGTTGGAGAATGCTGCAGTCGCAAGTGGGGCAACTGTTTGTCAAACAATTTACAAAAAGTTTGAACCACAGGGATGTACAGTCTTATGTTTACTTTCGGAGAGTCATATTTCAATTCACACCTGGCCAGAAAATGGAACTGCTGCTGCCGATATATTTACATGTGGGGACTGCAATCCAAAGATTGGCTGTGACATTATGATTCAACAGTTAAAGCCAGACAGATATAAACTAGAGTTTATTCAAAGATAAGTTAACAAATCTTAACATAATCTGGTATCGCCTTGATACAAAAAGTAGCAACGGCTACACTCTTGACATATATCTGTCTCTTATACACATCTCCGAGCCCACGAGACGTAGAGGAATC